ATGTTAATGTTGCTGTTACAGGTGTTGAATTAACAAGCAGTCTTAATTCGGTTACCACTAAAGCAGATGCAAATGCTTTTCCTACTAGTCAATTATTAACTACTACTCTTGATTCCGTTGTAGTTGAAGTAAACACTCCTGTAGAGGTATTAGGTCAAGCATTAACGATTGCTCAAGGTGATGAAAGTATTCAAATTGATGTATCGGTTTCCGTAACAGGACAACAATTAACCACAGCTATTAACGGTGTAACTACTGCAGCTAATGCAAACGTATTCCCAACAGGAGAGCGATTAACAGTTATTACAGGTAATGAAACAGTAACTGCAGATGCAAACGTATTCCCAACAGGTTCTAGTGCTACTATTAATATAGGAGATGCAATAGGGTTTACTGATGTAGATGTAGATGTTACAGGAAGTGCATTAACTACAGCAGAAGGATCGGTAACAATTGATCTTAATACTCCTGTAGATTTAACAGGAATTTCTTCTACTGTATCTTTAGGAAGTGTTCTTATTACTGCTTGGTCTAATGTAGATCCAGATGTTACAAATACTTGGACAGAAGTAGATACGCAAGATTCCAATACATGGATAGAAGTTGATATAGCAGCTTAGGGGGTATATAATATAAAGAATTATGGCATCTACGTATTCAACAGATCTTAAACTAGAACTCATGGCTACTGGCGAAAATGCTGGTACATGGGGAACGAAAACGAATACCAATTTAAACCTAGTACAACAAGCCATTGCTGGAGTAGAGGCTATTGATGTAGCTTCCGCAGATGTAACATTAGCTATGACTGATGCATCTATTTCTAATGCTAGAAACATGGTGTTAAAATTTACAGGGACACTTGCTGCGAATAGACAAGTATTAGTACCAGACAGTATTGAAAAATTTTATGTTGTACAAGATGCAACAACTCACGGTGCTTATACCTTAACTTTTAAAACAGTTTCTGGAACTGGATTTACTTTAGATGAAGGTAAAATTCATGCTGCTTTTTCCGATGGAACAAACATAACCGAAATTGCTTTAAATACATTAGGAGGAACCATTGGTACAGCACAAATTGATGCTAATGCAATTACCACAGCTTTGATTTCAGATAATCAAATTACCACAGCTAAAATTTCTGCTAACTCTATTACCACAGGATTAATTTCAGACAATCAAATTATAGCATCCAAAATTGCTACAGGAGCAGTTGGTACCTCTCAAATATCTACCAATGCAGTAACTACTGCTAAAATTTTAGATGCTAACGTAACTAAAGCAAAGATTGAAAATGTAGGTAGTTATAAAGTACTAGGAAACACTACAGGAGGGGCTACTGCACCTCAAGAAGTTTCTGTACTAGATCAAGATAATATGTCTTCTAACTCCAATACTGCTTTAGCTACTCAACAAAGTATTAAAGCATATGTAGATAATTCGGTTGGTTCTATATCTGTAAAACAACCTACATGGGTAACGGTTACACAATCAGGAACAGTACAATTTTCAGGGACCACTACTTTAACATTAAATAATTTAACTATTGATGGAACTACTAGTAACAAAACAGATTTACGTGGTTTATATATTTATTTTCATATTGATCAAACAGCTTACTCTAGTAGTGCAGACAGGCACTGGACAGCTACCTTTCCAGATGGTTCTACTAAAAGAGTATTTACTTTTAAATCAAGAGGACAATCCCAAGGATCTGAAAGAGATGCTGGATCTTTATCTTTAGTTCCTGTTAATGGAAATACACAAACTACTGTTACCATAACTAGTAATAGTGCTAGTCCAGGATACTTTCAATTACAGGGTGGAAATTTCTTAAAATAACTATTGCGATATAGTATATATTATATATAACTCTAAAAATGATTGAAAATCTTTTTAGAACAGACATTCTTTATTTTAAATTAAATTTAAATATACCTTCCATTGTTGATTTTTGTTATGATTATAAAAAAAATAATGCAGGAAGAAATGTAAGTAATGAAGGAGGTTATCAAAGTAATGACCTACCTTTAGATCATTCTATTATTCAATCGATAACAGAAAGATTAGTTCCTTTTGTTACAGAAGCTCAAAACCTGTATGCTTTAAAACCATTAAAAATTTCTAATATATGGTTTAATGTTAATGGTTATAAAGATTTTAATCATGCCCATTGTCATTACGGTAGTATTTTATCAGCAGCTTTTTATGTAAAAGTTCCTGATACAAGTGCTCCTATTTTATTCCACAATCCAAGTCCGATAGATATGTATTTGCGTCAAGAAGTTATGACAGGTCTAAATTCATTAAATACCTTAGCTGCGGCTTACCCACCAGAAGAAAATGTTTTATATATTTTCCCTTCTTGGTTAAAACATAGCGTTCAACCTAATCAATCTACAGAAGATAGAATTTCTTTTTCTTTTAATACAGCTCCTGCACTCTAATATTCTGTCCTACTTGGAGAATGGTGTAGAATAGTGTAAAATGGCTTTATGCCATTAAAAAGTGTAAAAATAAGACCAGGATTTAATAAAACAGATACAGCATCAGGAGCCGAAGGACAATGGGTCGATGGTGATTTTGTTCGTTTCCGTTATGGTCAACCACAAAAAATAGGTGGTTGGAGAGCTATTGGACAACAAACCATAGCAGGACCTGCAAGAGCACAACACACTTGGAATGATCTAGAAGGTCAAAAATATGCAGCTTTAGGTACTTCCAAAGTATTATTAATTTACTATGAAGATGCTTTTTATGATATTACTCCATTAAATACCGCAACAACAGGATATACTTTTACTTCTACAACGGGTTCTGCAACAGTAACCGTAAACAGAACTTCTCATAATTTAAATATTGGAGATTATTTTATTTTTGATAATGTGACTTTACCTGGTGGAGGAGAGACTGGATATACAACAGCAGATTTTGAAACAAATCCATTTGAAGTATTAACTGCAACTGCAAATACTTTTACCATTACTATGCCTTCAAATGAAACAGGCACAGGAATGACGGCTCAAGGATCTACTGATATTCAAACTTATGTAACGATAGGACCTATTAATCAAACGTATGGATATGGTTGGGGTACTTCGACATGGTCACGATTAACATGGGGTTCTGGTTCTACGACCTCTACCGTTATCTTAGATCCAGGTTCTTGGTCTTTAGATAATTTTGGAGAACAATTAATTGCAACAGTCAAAGATGGAAAAACGTTTGTTTGGGATCCAGCTTTATCTAATCCATTGGAGAAAAGAGCTGTACTTATGTCTGGAGCTCCTACGGCAACAAGACTTACTATAGTTTCAGATAGAGATAGACATTTAATTCACTTTGGAACTGAAACTACTATTGGAACAATTGGGTCACAAGATCCAATGTTTATTCGTTTTTCGGATCAAGAAGATTATACTATATATCAACCTACTTCAGTAAATACAGCGGGTACTTTTAGATTAGATACAGGAAATAAAATTGTAGCTGCTATATCAGGGAAAGACTATAATTTAATTTTAACGGATCAAGCTGCTTATGTTATGCAATATGTGGGAACTCCTTTTACTTTTTCTATTAGACAAGTAGGAACCAACTGTGGATGTATTGGTCAACACTCGGCTGTGTATGCAGATGGAGCAGTATATTGGATGGGATTTGGTGGAGGGTTTTTTAAATTTGACGGAACAGTTAAACAGATACCTTCGTTAGTAGAAGACTATGTGTTCTCTACAATTGGAGGAAGTCCAGGAATTAATTACGCTTCTTCTGAATTAGTGTATGCATCTCACAACTCTTTATTTAATGAAATTATTTGGTTTTATCCAAGCGAAACATCTGATCAAGTAGATCTTAGTGTATTATATAATTTCGTAGAAAATACATGGGCTACTAGTACATTAGATAGAACAACTTTTGCAGATGCTTCCACGTATGATTTACCTTACGCAACTCAATTTAATCTTAACGTAGTTCCTCAATTTCCAACTATTAATGGTGCTACCAACAGTTTTGGTGCGTCTACTTATTTTTCTCATGAGACAGGAGTAAATGCTATTGGCTTAAACAATGTCCCTGTTGCTATTCCAGCTTATGTTGAATCAGGAGATTTTCAATTACATGAGGGTGGGGACGCAGAATATTTAATGAGAGTGAGTAGATTTTTACCTGATTTTAAAAATTTAGATGGAAATGTTTTAATTACGATACAATTAAAAGATTTTCCTATTCAAACACCGTCTTCTTCCCCTTTAGGACCCTTTACGGTGAATAGCAATACTAATAAAGTAGACTGTAGAGCAAGAGGAAGATTAGCTAGTTTAAAAATTGAAAATACTGCTGTAGATGACAATTGGAGATTTGGAGAATTTAGAGCAGATGTTAATATGGATGGAAGAAGATAATGGCACAAATTAATATTACCATACCAGAACCATCTACAGAATATAGTTCTGAAAACCAACGTCAAATTATTGAAGCATTAGATACATTAAAAAATCAATTAAATACTTCTTATCAAAATGATTTAAAACAAGAAACAGAACGATTTAATTGGTATATAGGAGCTATTAAATAATGTCTTCTTGTAATAATGTTAATGTCGAACCAACCGTTATTGGTGGTGGAGATGGATCCACAGCTTATGATGCATTTGGAAGATTAAGAGTATCTAATCCTTTAACGATATTTGATTCTAAAAATGTATTATCTAAAAACAGTTTGTTTGATGAATCAACCACTGGGTCAGCGACTGTAACTTACACAGCCAACAAGTCAACGGTAAACCTGAATTGTACAGAAGCTTCTGGAGATAAAGTAATCCGCCAATCAAAAAGAGTGATGTCATACCAACCAGGTAAGTCATTACTAATACTTAACACATTTGTAATGAATACTCAAACTGAGAATCTTGAACAACGTATTGGAATGTTTGATGCTAATAATGGTATTTTTTTTGAAGATACAGGTACTGCTTATCAAATTGTAAGAAGAACTTATACTTCAGGTGCATCGGTAGATGATCCTATTTTACAATCAGCGTGGAATGGAGATACATTAGATGGAACGGGTGCATCAGGTTATACATTAGATCCAACTAAATCTAATATTTTATTTATGGATTTAGAATGGTTAGGTGTAGGAGCGGTTAGAGTTGGTTTTGTTATTGATGGTAAATTTATTACAGCTCATACTTTTTATAATGCGAATAGTCTAACTACTGTTTATATGCAAACGGCAAACTTACCCATTCGATATGAAATAGAAGTTACCTCTGCACTTGCAGCGGGAACTTATACTCTACAACAAATTTGTTCAACTTGTATGTCTGAAGGAGGTTATGCACCTAAAGCTGTAGAACAAATGATAGGAACAGCTTCATTAGCTGGAGTTAACTTAACAACTGCTGGTACGTTTTATAATTTAGCAACCATTAGAATTAAAACATCAAGACCTTATGCAGTGATTGTGCCCCAAGGATTTTTAGCTGCTGCAGTATCTAATTCAGATTTTGAAATTCAAGCAAGAGTTAATGCTACTCCTTCAACAGCATTTTCTTATACAAGTTATTCTGATAACGTAGAGTATGATTTAACAGGGACAACTACTATTACAGGAGGAACCATTGTGGCTAAAACTTATCTATCTGGAAAAGGAGTTTCAGCAGCATTGGTAAATGGAGATGGTTTTAATTTTGATTATCAAATAGGACAAACGATAGCAGGTGTGTCTGACACTTTAACTTTATGTGCTAAAGGAGCATCCGCTAATGATGATGTTCTTGGAACTTTAAAATGGTATGATTTAACATAATGGCAAATTTTTATAAAAACGCATTCTATGATCCTAACACTACGGCAGCAGTAACCGTATATACGTCTCCATCTAATTCCAGAGCTATTATTCAAAATATACAAATTACAAATGAAAGTGGATCAAAAATATTACAAGCTAGTATTGATGATGCTTCTACTTCTACTACATATCAAATAGCTTATGCTTCTATTAGTGGACCTACTATATGTAATATAGCTAAAGGACCTATTGTTTTAGAAGAAAGTGATTCTTTATTATTACAAACAAATACTACTACTGCTATTTCAGCTGTAGTATCTATTTTAGAACTATCCAGAGAAGATCAAAATGGCTAAAAAAGCAAAAGGTTTTGGAGTTAATAATTTTGTTAAAAACAAAAGAAAAAAGAGACCTGGCCGTCATTCGAAAAAACACAAAGGAAGGAAAAAAGGTGGACGGGGTCAGGGTTATCCTATATAAAAACGAATATGACAGAGATAATTAAAATACCAGCTCAAGCAAAAGAAATTGTTAAAAATAAACGCACAGGTAAGATTTATGCGGATAAAGCAGAATTTGAAGCAGATGTAGCAAACCCTGCAACAGACACTACTGCGGAAGACTTTCGCCAAGATTTAGAAATAACAGTTGCTTCTGTTACGACAAAACCAGTAGCCAACACATAATTTATGCAACCTATTGGTGGTACGGAGTTACAGTATAACTTACTACATAAATATGTAGATAATGATTTATTACATCATTTTCAAATTACTACTTCTGTTCCAGAAAAAATACCTTTA